AACGGTAAAAAGAGCATGTACATTGAAGGTATCTTCCTTCAAGGTGACATCTGTAATCGTAATGGAAGAATGTATCAAATGGAGGGACTGAGAAAGGAAGTCCAAAGATACACAGAAAACCACATCAATTCTGGAAGAGCCCTTGGAGAACTTGGACACCCAGATGGCCCAACAGTTAACTTGGATCGTGTCAGTCACAAAATTGTTTCACTCACAGAGAACGGAACAAACTTCATTGGTAAGGCCAAGATCCTCTCAACCCCAATGGGTCAGATTGCACAATCACTTATTGGTGAAGGTGTCAAACTGGGTGTTTCTTCTAGAGGCATCGGATCATTGACCCAAACCAAAGAAGGTATCAACGTTGTTGGTTCCGACTTTATGTTGGCCACTGCTGCTGATATTGTAGCAGACCCTTCTGCACCTGATGCTTTCGTTGAAGGTATCATGGAAGGTAAGGAATGGATCTGGGATGGTGGCATCCTTAGAGAACAACAAGCCGCCAAAACTTACAAGCATATTAACACACTTGTAACGACTAAGCAACTTGACGAGCAAAAACTCGATCTTTTCAACAACTTTTTGAACAATCTTTAAAAGGTATTGAAATAAACAAATTATAAATAAATATAGATTAAAAAAGGTTAATCGGAGTACCCCCTCAAATGTCTCGTGGAGATTTACAAGAAATGGAGCAATCTAAAACTGCTGTGAACGCCAACGCTAAATCTGCTGAACCAATGCAGAAGCTTTCTAATCCCGGCGAAGGTCTTTCACCTTCTTACGAGGATCTTGGCGGTCCAACACCAGAAAACTACAAAGCTGACGATGATTCGGCAAAGCTCAAAGAGCCTACGATCAAAACAGTTAACGATGTAGTTAATTCAAAAGCTGCTAAGGCTGATGCAATGAAAACAATGGCTAATGAAGAAATCGATTCTACAGAAGAAGAAGTTCTTGAAGAAGAAGAGATTGTTTCTGAAGACGAAGGCATCGACATTGAAGAAGATGTAAACGCACTTCTTGGTGGCGAAGAGCTCTCCGAAGAATTCAAAGAAAAGGCTAAGGTCATCTTTGAAGCCGCATTAACCTCAAAAATCAAAGAAATCCAGGAAACCCTGGAAGTTCAGTTTGAAGCCAAACTGGACGAAGAAAGAGAAACCCTTAAGGAATCTCTTACTGAAAGAGTTGACTCTTATCTTGAGTATGTCTGCGAAGAGTGGATGAAAGAGAATGAGTTGGCAATCGAACATGGTCTCAAGACCGAAATGACAGAATCCTTCCTCTCTGGAATGAAGGGTCTATTTGAAGAACATTATGTAACAATCCCTGAAGAGAAATATGATGTTCTTGAGAGCATGGTAGACAAACTTGATGATATGGAGACAAAACTCAACGAGCAAATCGATAAGAATATCGGCCTGAACAAGCGTCTTGCCGAATCAGTTTCTGATAATATTCTTGATAACGTTTCTGAAGGCCTTGCCGCTACACAGAAAGAGAAGCTCGCTTCACTCGCTGAAAGTATTGAGTTTGAAAGTGAAGAAGAATATCGTGAAAAGCTGGAAACTCTGAAGGAGTCATACTTCTCTAGAACTCCAACTACAAAATCTGACGCTCCCCAAACCCTTTCCGAGGGTGTGGATAGTACCCCTGCTCCTGTTGCAGGAACCATGGATGCATATCTCAGAACACTGGGTGCGTTCAAAAACTGAATTTAACATTCATTCAAACGACACAAACTATTAGGTAAAAGCAAATGTTTCAATCTGAACATCTGCAGGAAAAGTGGAGTCCACTTCTCGACTATGAAGGCCTTGATCCAATCAAGGATTCACACCGTAGAAGCGTAACCGCAGTCCTGCTCGAGAACCAAGAAAAATTCCTCCGTGAGGAAGCAGCATTCAGTCAGGGTATCAACCTGATGGAATCCCCCACTAACTCTGCAGGTAGTAACCCTGCTGGTTTCAGTGGTAGTGCAGCCGCAGGTGGTCCTGTTGCTGGTTTCGACCCCGTACTGATCTCCTTGATCAGACGCGCAATGCCTAACCTGGTCGCATATGACCTGGCTGGCGTTCAACCAATGAACGGACCTACTGGACTCATCTTCGCGATGCGTTCACGTTACGAGAATCAGTCTGGTAACGAAGCACTGTTCAATGAAGTAGATACCGCATTCTCTGGTCAGGATGATGGTTTCAATCTGGAAGGTGGTTTCGCCGATGGCGCCGTTGGTCTTGGTACCACGTCACAAACCGGTTCTAACCCTTCTGTACTGAACCCCGTTGGTACTGCAACCACGAACCCCTCACCATATAACGTTGGTGAAGGAATGCAGACTGGTGACGCTGAGAACCTGGGCAATGGCTCTGGCGATCAGTTCAATCAAATGGCCTTCTCGATTGAGAAAGTCACCGTTACCGCCAAGTCTAGAGCTCTGAAAGCAGAGTACAGCTTGGAACTGGCACAAGACCTTAAGGCTATTCACGGTCTTAACGCTGAAGCCGAATTGGCTAATATCCTCTCTACTGAAATCCTTGCGGAAATCAACAGAGAAGTTATTCGTACCATCTACAACGTTGCTGAGCAAGGCGCTGTTTCTAACACCGCAACTGCTGGTATCTTCGACCTGGACGTTGACTCCAATGGTCGTTGGTCTGTTGAGAAGTTCAAAGGACTTCTGTTCCAAATCGAGAGAGACGCTAACGCAATTGCTCAAAGAACTCGTAGAGGAAAGGGCAACATGGTTCTGTGTTCCGCAGACGTTGCTTCCGCACTAACCATGGCTGGTATCCTTGATTACACCCCAGCATTGAATGCAAACCTGAATGTCGATGACACAGGTAACACATTTGCTGGTACGATCAACGGTAAGTTCCGTGTATACATCGACCCATATTCTGCTAACCTTACAGCTGCTAACGCTGCTGGTGGTAATCAGTACTACGTCGTTGGTTATAAGGGTTCTTCACCTTATGATGCTGGTTTGTTCTACTGCCCATACGTTCCTCTTCAGATGGTTCGTGCAGTTGGAGAAAATACTTTCCAGCCAAAAATTGGCTTCAAGACGCGTTATGGTTTGGTTGCCAATCCATTCGCTGAAGGTACTACACAAGGTCTTGGTAGACTTCGTATTAACTCCAACCGTTACTACAGAAGAGTTGCTGTAAAAAATCTGATGTGAGCCATAGAGGAGGTAATCATTCTTATGATACTTCTCTCACATCTAACACTAGACCCCGCAAGGGGTCTTTTTTTATGGTATAATATAAATAAGTTAAGAAGCTAAAAAGGAAGACAGCTGGTAGTTATAGATGGAAACTGTTTGATAAATAATACATCACTGCCTTAGTGCCATGGCGTCTCACATCAAAAAAGTTATTTACGGCAAAGAAGTTTATTATAAAGGTAACAATCAGTGGACAGATATATTCACTGATAGGAAGCAATATAGTAATCAAGCAGATGCTAATGAGGAACATAACAGATATTCTGGAATCGTAATTAACGAGTAATGACAAATTCATTCACAGGACAAGTTACAGATAGAAACTTTTTACAAGCAACTGGGTTTAGATTTTCAGTAGCAAGAGCTGATAAGATTGGTTTTTATGGCAATTCAATCAATGTTCCCGGATTTACACTTGGTTCTCCAGAACAACCAAGTTATTTAAAAATGATTCCAAGAGTCGGTGATATTTTAAATTTTAATGATTTAAGAATAAAATTTTTAATCGATCAAAATCTTGAAAATTATATGCAAATTCAAAACTGGATGAGAGGTATTGGATTTCCAGATAGTCTAGATGAGATTTATAAGTTTCAAAACTCTTGGGATGTACCTAAAGAAGAACAAAGTGAGATTAACTTAACTTCTGACGGAACTCTGACGATACTCAGTGCGATAAATAATCCGTTGTTTGTTGTCAAATTTTTAGACATGTTTCCCATTAGTCTTTCTGACATTAACTTTGATTCGACATTGACCGATGTGGAATACTTGACAGCTGACGTTACTTTCAAGTATCTTAACTATACGATAGAACCATTTGATTGTTGTTAAATGATTGACTTGACCGGAATCCAAAAGATGTGGGAAAAGGATTCTAAAATTGATATTGATAACTTGCATACAGAATCCATAAACATTCCCGTTCTGCATGCAAAATATTATGAGATATATAATAACCTTATGTTATTAAGGAAAAAAGCAGAACAACAGAAGAAGAACATTCGTCATGAGGGATATGAATTTTATTCAGGCAAAGCAGATCCCGACGTTTATATCGAAAATCCGTTTCCCAAAAAGATCCGAGATAAAGACACTCTTCAAAAATATCTTGACGCAGATGAGAAACTCTCAGGAGTTTCGTTAAAGATTGACTACTACGAAGTTATGCTCAGATATATAGAAGAAATTCTAAAACAGATAACTAATAGAACATATCAAATCAAGAACTCAATTGACTTTATGAGGTTTACATCTGGAGCAGGGTAATGGATGAAGAAGGTTACTACCATATAGAATTACCTATAGAAGCTATTCGTCTGATTCACACAGGTCTATCACAGGCAGTTAAGAGTTGGCCTGGAGGTGACCCTGCAGAACAATTAGATTTAATTATGATGAGAGATAATTTCTATAAGATTATGTTAGAGCATAGATTTGAAAATATGTAATAAATAATAGTAACTAAACAGTTACATTATGTCTCATTTGATTATTGAGAAGGTAAATGAAGTATATCTAAAAATAACAACTGAACCGCATGTGGAGCATGAGTTGCGGGACAGATTTACCTTTGAGGTAGAAAATAAAAAATTTATGCCCCAATATCGCAATAAGTATTGGGATGGCTATGTACATCTTTATAATATGAAGACCAAAAGAATCTACGTGGGTCTTCTGGATAAGATTATAGCATTTTGTGAGACTGCGGGTTATACATATAAATTTGAAAATAATAAGTATTATGGACCACCTTTTGAAGTCAATGACTTTGTAAGTCAGGGAGGTGTCAAAGATTATATGAAGAGTATTGCACCTGATATATCACCAAGAGATTATCAGATAGATGCAGTATATGAAGCATTGAGATATAATAGGAAGTTATTAATATCACCTACGGCATCTGGTAAGTCATTTATGATTTACTCGGTTGTGCGATACCACGTGGCACGCGGTAATAAAATTCTATTGGTTGTTCCTACTACATCTCTTGTAGAACAGATGTATAAAGATTTCAAGGATTATGGTTGGGACCCAGAGAACCACTGTCACCGTATCTACGCAGGGCGTGAGAGGGTCAATACGAATGAAGTGACTATAACTACCTGGCAGTCTGTATATCAGTTAGATAGAAGTTTTTTTGAAGAGTATGATGTCATCATTGGTGATGAGGCACACTTGTTTAAGAGTAAGTCTCTTGTAGGGATTATGGACAAGTTACATCATGCAAAGTATAGATATGGATTCACAGGAACATTAGACGGGACACAGACCCATAAGTGGGTGTTAGAGGGACTGTTTGGACCATCATATAAAGTTACTGGAACAAAGAAACTCATTGATGAAGGTCATCTTGCGTCACTTGATATTCAATGTTTAGTCTTGAAGTATCGACCAAAGAAGTTTGATACATACGAAGATGAGATTCAGCATCTCATCTCTCACGAGATGAGAAATAAATTTATTACAAATCTTTCTTGTGATATGAAAGGTAATACTCTCGTCTTATTCAGTCGAGTTGAATCTCATGGTGCAATTTTATATGAGATGATAAATAATAAGGTAAGTGAAGGAAGAAGAGTATTCTTTATTCACGGTGGTGTTGGTGCAGAAGATAGGGAACAAGTCAGACTCATTACCGAATCACAACAAGACGCTATCATTGTTGCATCATACGGAACATTCAGTACCGGTATTAATATTAAAAATCTACACAATGTAATATTTGCCTCTCCATCCAAATCTCGTATACGGAACTTACAGAGTATTGGTAGAGTCCTACGTAAAGGCAAAGATAAAGTGAGTGCTAAACTTTATGATATTGCTGACGATTTTACGATTAACTCAAGAAAAAACTATACACTAAATCATTTTATTGAACGTATCAAAATTTATGTTTCTGAACAGTTCAACTACGATATTTTAACTATTGATATAAAAGACTAAACAAGGAGAGTATATGATTGAAGAAGACTTCTTCGCAACTATAAAACTTAAATGTGGTGATGAGATATTTGCCAAGGTAGCAGCATCTGATGAAGATGATAGAACTATGTTACTGGTATCAAATCCTATTAT